ACGATCTGGTCGTTGGTTGCGACTGCAGTACGACCGCCCATCGAACCGATGTACTCAGCCGTGCCGTTCTCGTTTGCGTAGAACAGTTCACCCGGAGTCGGATAACCGCCTGTTGCGTAGCCAGCCACACCAGTTTCATCGAATGCCATACTGTACATCCCGGCATCCACATCCGTGTGGTCAAGTTCGCCAAGCTTCGTGATAACATCGTTGATGTTTTGGATGGAATTCCGTGCAAATTCTGCAATCGCAGTGGTCATGTTGCCGCAGAAAGTAGCAATGTTACTAGCCGCAGTATCCCAAGCATCCTTGAGTTCCCCGGCTTTTGTAATGACTTCGCCGACCTTTTCAACGATTGCCTGAACAGGCTCTGGCAGACAACCCTTGATCTCTTCCCACTTTTTAGCTGTCCATTCACGGACAGCTTCCCATGCGTTTGAGATGTTCGTCTTCAGTTCTTCTATCTTTGTTTCGACATCCTTTTTCAACTGGACAACCGGGTCGATAACGTATTTCTTTATCAACAGCCACTTTTCATAAGTCCACTGTTTGACATCGTCCCAAGTCTTCTGAATCTTTTCCTTGAGCAAATCAAGTTTTTCGCCAAAGAACTCGGTGATGTTGCTCCACGCTTCGCTGATTCCTTCAAGAAAGCCGTCTACAACATACTGTCCAAGCGGTTTCATTTCCTTTGCCGGAGAAGCAATGCCGAATGTGGACTTGAACCCTTCAACGAACGGATCAAAGATGTTCTCCTTAATCCATGTGCCGATATTCTTGATGGCTTCCCACATTCCTTCAAGGACGCCCTTGATGATTTCAGCACCACCAAACTTACCGTCACCGTTTTCATCTTCGATAAATTGCAGGAAGTAATCCCTTATATCGAAAACGATTTTTTCTACGAAGCCAACAAGTAATGCGCCTGCACTTCCAAGAGCAACACCCAAGAGTCTGAAGAAGCTGCTTGCGATAGCACCAAAGTCGATTCCAACGATCAGGTCATGCAAAGCCGTATACAAATCGTTTCCAAGTTTCCTGAAGTCAGTACTGCTGAACCATTCAAATGCATAGTCAAAAGCACCACTGAAGAAATCTGAGATGCTATTTCCTACAAGATGCCAGTCAAGATTCTCAATCAGACCGATAATCAGGCTCGGCAATGCCAAGAACCATGCCGCCACGAGCCGTCCTGCGGTATTGAAATCAATTGCACCCATCGCTCCGTTAAGGAACTCGGCAATCTTCTGCCCGATAAGCGTGAAGTTCAGTTCGTCAATGAAGCCGTATGCAAACTTGATGCCGTTGTTGATGTATGTTCCGACCTTCTGACCGAAGCCATACGCATCAAGGTTGGCAATCATTTCATTTAGCTTTGCTCCAAGAAGCCGTCCTGCCCCTTCCCAATCGCCACGGTCAATGGCATCCTTGAACTTCTGTGCGAAGTCCATCTGATCGGCAGTCAGGGCAACTTCTTCAAACATCTCGGATGGGTTTGGCATTCCACCGCCCCCACCACCGCCACCGCCCGAATTCGGGTCGAGGACATTGAGTTCATCAATTCCGATGGTCTTGGAGAAATCCTTGTTGGCTTTTCCTGCACCGCCTACCGCATCAGCGTAATCAACAGCTGCGGAAGTAGCTTTTGTCCACGATGTCTGACCGCCAAGAATCGCAAAGAATCTGTTGATGGCATTCACCGCAGTCATGACCGCCCCGGCAAGTGCGTAGAACATCGGAGCGACCATGTTGATAATCGGAATCAGAGCCGCACCAATTGAGTTCTTAAGCTGAAGCGAAGTGGTGGCAAGCTGTGAAAGCGTAGCGTTTGCGTGTCCTGCATCCATGTTGCCAAGAGCCTTACTGTACTGAGCAACATTCTGAACGCCCGTGGTCATTGCTTCGTTGACCATCTTCAAAGCTGCTCGGATGGCACGGTAAATAGCGATTCTCTTTACCGATGCAAGGAACTTGCCGAACTGAGCATGGAGTCCCTTGACGGAGTTAGCCAGATTCTGGATCGGCTTAACAATTGCCATCTTGCCAAGTTCAACACTAGCTTTTCCGGCAGCCTGACCGATCATTCCCAGTAATGATCCCATCGGTTCAAGAGCCTGTTTCGCTTGCATTGCGGTTTCTGCAAGCCGTCCGAATCCGCTATTCAAAGACATGACATTTACCGCATTGGATGTAATGTCATTGTTAGCGTAGTTTGCATTGAACTTTGTCATGTCAGCCGCACCAATAGGAACGCCGTTTGCGAGATACTGGTCGAATGCATTCTGCTTTGCGTGGGACTCCCTTAATGCTTTGAGCGCATTTTCCTGCTTTGCGCTGACATCAAGGTACTGAACAAACTGCCCCATGCTCATGTTAGCTTCGCTTGCGCCCTTTGAAATGCCACCCAATGCTTCAGCAATTCCCTGGAAGACTGTCAATCCCTCAGGATTCGGAAGCGGCATCTTATCAACTTCCCTTATTGCGAGGGCATACTGTTGCGGAATGACCGCAAGAGCCGTGCCTGTCTTTTCAATCTCGGACAATGTCTTCGCATCGGTCAGCTTTGTATCTCCGACAAGGTCGAATCGATGTGCCGCCGCCCCCGTTGTTTCTCCAACAAGTTGGAAGTTTGAGTTCCGAAGTTCTTCTGCCTTTTTCGCCTGATCTTCAAAGAACTTCCTCTGATTCTGCTGTCTTGACATGAACGAAGAAGCCTGTGCATCCTTGAGGATGTTGTTTGAGGACATTTTCCCAACCGCAGTTCCGGCTTCATTGGCGGCTTTTTTTACGCCGTCAAGCGAGTTAACGAGTTTCTTCGCTCCATCAGCCGCTTTTGCCATACCCGTGTCGCTGATTGCCTTGTTCATCTTTGCAACATCATTGGACACTTTGCTGAATCCCTTGAAGTTGTTGGCAATGCCTTGCAAACGGGTCAACGCACCGATGAGTTTCCCAATCGCAGTTGTGGCTTCCTTTGAACTCGATGTAATTTCTATTTCAAGATTATCAATCGTCATTTCTTTTTACCGTTGTTGTTCTTTTCCCATCCCTTTTTCCAGGCGTTGAGGATGTGTGCAAGCTGTTCACGCTTCCGCTCGTCCTCTTCTTCCTGTTTCGACTTCAGTTTCGGGTATATCTCGATAGGTTTCTCAATGTACTTTTGCTGTGAATGCTTGCTGAATGCGCTTGAAAGAGCCGCTCCGAACGCATTGTAGATGTACAAGCCTTGCATCCACATCTCCTGATTCTTCTGTTCGTTTCTAAGGCGGTGAGCCTTGCGAAAGCCAATGACCAGCCACGGCTCACCGTTCCAGAATTCATCAGATGTCATCCCTATGGAAAGGTAATAGGGAAAAGTTTCCATGAAGACTTCGGTAAAAGTCTGCGGTGCTGACGATGGGTCTTCTGCGGTTACAGTTCCACCGTCATAGTTCCGTTTTTTTCAGCGCCTTCATCAAGGATGAGCGTGTCGAACGGAGCGGAATAAAGCTGACCAAGGCGTTCCATGAGTCCTTCCGGCACACCGCCAAGACCTTCGTAAAGGATCTTGTCTGTCTGTGACCTTGAAAGGTTCTTGTGATGCATCCTGAATGCGTAGAAGAATAACTCAGGAATCTTGCTCATGGGGAACTTGGCAACATCAGAGATGTCGAATCCCCTTGATTCCGCAAACTTTACCGTTTCCCTTGAGAACTCAAGAGTGTAGGTCTGCCCCTTGTCGGGGTCTTTGATGATGATTGGCTTATAAGCGTTGTTTTCCATTCCTTTTTCTCCTTTTATCTCCGTTTACAAAAAAAGAGGGTCAGCAACGAATGCCGACCCTGTTTCTTTTTTCTCGATCAAATCTTTGTTGCGAATCCCTCAATCTGATTCGGTGTGATGTATACTGTGGTCTCCAGAACGGAGTCAACCTCGATTGCGGAAAGACCAAGCTCTGACGGCATTCCTGCAAAGAAGAATCCATCGGTCATGCCGGGAATGTAGACCTCAAACCATGTCGCAAGGTCAGACTCGGCAGCTGTGTTTGCAGCGGAAACGAGACTCTCCCATGCGGTCTGGAATGCATCGTTAAGGTTAGCCGTGAAAGCGAATGCTCCACCCGGATCTTTCAGAGCCGGAATGTAACGCTTCCAAACGAGGTCGCTGAGATCCGTCACATCATAGGTGGACGGCTCAGGGTTCATGTCTGGAATTGATTTGATGTTTGTGATTGTTGTGTAAGCCGTTTCAGGGCGAGTCCCTGCGGTTGCTTCCACGCAGTACTTAAGCAGTACACCAGCAGTACTTAACTCTAAAGCCATATTTAATACCTCACTTGTGTAATAAAAAAAGCGGTTAAGAACCGCTGTTAATTAAATCTCCAATGGCAAGCGTTCGTCTTGCCCTTGCTACTATTCGCTTCGTTTCGTTGTTCGTTGCAAGGAACTCCGGCATCTGATTGATCTCAAAGCCAAGCGTGATGAATTGCTGAACCACTTCAGCCATAACGTGCTTTGCCACCTTCTGACCCTGTTCCTTGTTCGTGTATACTTCCATCTGAACCGTACACAGGAAAGCATTCACCTTCTCGTTGTGCAGTTCACGACCCATCTCGTAGCCTGGAATCCAATGGATGTATACCGTGGGGAACTTTGCTTTCATGCTTCCGCTGTCATCGGAAGTGAACTGAAGGTTTGGGTACTTCGTGGAAAGCTTGTTCGTCACGATTGTCTTTATGATTGTGTATATGGCGTTTTCCCTGTCGAAAAACCATGTAGGATTAACACTCATAATCAGCTACCAAATATATCCTTTGCGTACTTAGCCGCTTTCTGTTGCATCTCCATCGAAGCATTGTGCATCGGATGTGAAGGAATCTCACCAGAACTGTACTCAATAAACCCACGGTCATTCCAGTACCATTCATCACGGTACGCATTGCCGTAAGTATTCAGAGTACCACGACCGCCGATTCCCTCAACGCCATCGAAAAGCACTTCAGCCATCGCACCAGAACCGAATTCATCCATGAGGAGTGAGTTGATAGTCGCAGATTTTCTTTGATTATCATTCTCGCCCCATTCCTTGGTTATCTCAGTTCCAGTACCTACAAGCGTAGCCTTTGCGACTTCGCCGTCATTCTCGCTCGTCTTTGAGAATGAATTACCGCTTGCGTATGTGCCACCGCTCATATCGGCAACATCCACGCCAATATCAGCTAAGGCATCCACAAGTTCCTGAGAATTGTCCTTAATCTTCTGCTGATACTGCTTCAGTTTCTCTATGGCTGCGGAAATGCTCCGTCCGTCAAGTTTAACCGTTATCTTCTTGCTCATCGGAAGTTATCCTCTGCAAAAGAAGCTTGTCTTCGTAGAGTCCTTCGTCCATGATGCCCATGACACGGTAATCGGCAGATGATGCAAGCGGAATCGTCTTCTCCTCATCCTCGTACTGGATGTCGGATGTTCTCCAGATAAGCATCCCTATCTGCATCGGCAGATAATCCTTCTGGCAAGTTACCTCGGAATAGATGCTGGACTGGTCAACGCCCCACGCCCTCATACGCATTTCATTCAGATGTCCCGATATCACGGCTTTGAACTCGACAGGCTTGCCGTACTTGGCTTCCGTAGTGCCGATTTCAACAGGAACGGGAACTCCGTCCACGGTCACATATACGATGTTGCCATCGTCATCCGTTTCGTAAACAGGCTCTGTCCCGGTGTAAAGCGAATAGTACATCTTCTGTTTGTTCTGCCGTGAGACTCTCATTGACTTTGGCATAATCAAGTCCTCGCTACTGGCAGAACATCTGCGAACACGGCATTCCGCTCGATGTATGACCTATGGATTCCGTTCTCTATGTGGAAAGCTTCGCCCTCAACGCCGATTCGGTCATAGTCATACAGGGCAAGATGCCTGATCGTTGGGTACAGATCTTCCATTTCCTCGATGATGCGGTTGGTCGGATAATCCTTTGGGTACTTCCTTGCACCCATGACATCACGGACGGCTGCTTTCACCTTGGATGTAAGCAGATTAGCATTGAAATCATCATCCGATTCCTGCAACTCTGCCGTAAGGTCGGTTATTAAGTTTTGGATAAGTGGATTCAGAAGGTCAATGCTCATTACTGTACCTCGTTGTTACTTCTTTGCTCTCTTCTTTGGCATCGTCTTCGGCTTTTCCTCGGCAGTGGAAACAGAATCAGCAGGAAGAGATTCCTTCGCAGAAACCTCTTCCCAACCATTTCTCTTGAATGCTTCCACATGAGTAGGATTGTTGAGTTCCATGACTCTGCCATCTTTGCTCATGAGTGTGGACATCCCTATCTCCTTTTCGGCTTATCAGTTCGTGTTGACGGAATAGCCGATGCCGTCAGCCTTGTTGGTAAGGATGAATGCATCGTGACGGATTCTGCCCTCGACAAGCGCACCGCTGATGCCCGGAGCATCGTAGTGGATCTTATAGTCGGTCAGCTTGATCGGAGCAGGAATGATTCCTCTCAGGCAGATGACGAAGTTTGACTTGGTCGGCAGATAGGAACTCGGAACTTTGATGATCGCTGTGCCATCAACTTCACCGACCTGTCCACGGATCAGCATTTCCTGTGAAAGATCACCAGACTTAATGAACGCATCGTCCTGCTTGAGGTAGTTGTAGAATGTCGGGGTGACATAAGCTACTCTTCCTGCCATCGGAACTTTGTCATCGTCCATCATGCCGCTGACTTCAAGGAACTCTGCATACGCATCGGATGCGGAAACCGCTGTTGCGTGTGTATGGGAATTGCCTGCTCCGGCAGCAAGGACACCAAGTCTGTAGGTATCGATTGTCGGGATGATGACCTCATCAATCTCTCTTGCCAATGCCCGACCTGCATCCATAGCGGTAACTGTGCCATCAAGGGACTTGCGGTCAATCGTGAATGTGAAGGACTTGTCCTGCGTAAGGACAAGATCCTGATAAGTGTTCTGAAGTTCAGCCGGAGTGCCGTATCTGTTAGCACCCGTCAGGGAGTAGTTTGCAAGTGCGACTGTCGGGATCTGATAGACGGTAACAGTCTCTACTCCTGCCCAGTCATAGTCAAAGGACTCGATTGCCCCGGTCAGAAGACCTAATCTGAATTTCTCGTCAACAATCGGAGAATACTTCTGTGCATACTGAATTGCCATGTTAATCTCACTTTCTGCTATTTAAGCAAAACTTATTATTTGCCCCAGAAACCCTTGATGAATTCGTCCTCTTCACCCTTAGAACCCTGTCCGTTCTGGATCTCTGGTCTGGATTTCAGCCACTCGGCTTTCTGATCCTCGATCAGCTTGTTCTGGACTTCGCTCTGTACCTTGAAGAGCGTGTCAGTGTCGCCGTCATAAGTAGCCGTAGCAGCCTTGTTCGCCTGTTCCTCGGAATAACCAAGGAGTACGAACTGCTTCTCAAGCTTGTTGATCTTGTTCTCACGCTTCAGAGACTCAAGAAGTTCTTCTCTCTGGGCTTCCTTTTCGGCTTTTTCCTGTAAAGCGATTTCGTCCACCGACTGGCGTTCACGAAGCTGTTTCTTGTAGTTCGCAGCATCGCTCGATGCCTTGTCGAAAGCAGACTTCAAACGCTTCTGCTCCACCAACAGTGCCTGATATTTGGCTTCCAGGTCAGCCGATGCATCAGCCGATTCCGGCTTATTGCCCTCGTTTGTGGTTTCTTTTGCCTCTGTGTCAACAATCTTGTTCTCGTTTTCCATGTTTTGTTTCCTTTCTGCGTTTTACCGTCTTCTCTGACTATGATTGCGAGTTGTTTTACGTTGCTTCTCTGCAACGAAAAGAGCAGACAAGCTGTTACACCTGTCTGCCCTCGATCTTGGAGGAATCTATGAATCTATCAGCAATGGGAGTTGCGATTAGCTTATGTGAATGTCAGCCAGCATCGGCAATTGATTACCTCTTCTGGACTTCCGTCAGGGTCATGTGGATAAAGGAGTCCGTTTGGGAACGCTTCCGCAATCGGGATGGTCACGTTATCGCAGATGGCATGGGTCGGTCTGACCTTTTCATCTCGCGTCGTGTGCCACGTCTTATAGAGTTTCCCACGCTCCACCGCTTCGTTGTACTCCTTGCGGTTGTAGATGGTGTTCGACTCGTTCTTTGCATCCCGAACAGACCGTTCATGCGAAAGGTCTTCCGTGCTGTCCATCAGGTAGTTCAGCAATGTGACCACATAGGTCTTCATCTCAGGCGTGTATTCCATCCGCTTGTCAAGCGTACGCTCGATGCGTGGCTCGACCTGAGCGATTATCAGCGGTCTGATGTCCTGTGGGATGCCCGTGCTGTTTTCCTTTACGCTCTCGGCAATAAGGTTCTCAGGTTCTTTGCCGACTTCGAGTTTCCAGCCGCCGCTTGGAAAGAACTCATAATAGCTTTGCTCCTTGCTCTCAATCTCGTTGTCCTCTTCAAAGAGGTTCATGCAGTAGAACAAGTAGTCAAAATCGTCTTCCAAGTCCTTTGCCAAGGCTACTCGCTGTGCGACCTGATGTCGGCTGATGCCCATCTCGCCAAAGTATTGCTCGTAGGAAACCGCTTGCTCTTTCTTGGCTTTCTTAGGTTTCTCAGCTTCCCTTCCGGCTTCGACCCTGAGTTCATCAAGTTCGCCAAAGCCATTATCTGGAGTCCTTAACTGGTCGAAACCGCCCATCTTGTCTGGAGTCCGCAGTTCGTCAATCGAGTTGTCGTTTGGGAAATGGAACTCGTCTATCGTGTTGTCATTCGGCAAGCGGATCTCATCAATCTTCAGCTTCATGGCTCACCTCAGACCTTGTCTAAAACGGGACTGTTCTCGTTTTGGTCGCTATTGTCCTGTGTATTCCGCAATGGGTTCACATCGATGTCTTCCGTCCTTGTCTCTGCAATGGTCTGCTTCGGCTCTGAATGCTGTTTCTGCATGGCTTCGATAGTCTCCTTGGAATCGATCCATGCCTGGTTGCTGTCCTCGAAGAGCGGAATCGTTTTGAAGACCTGCATGCCGTTCACTCCGGCATTCAGCAATGCCACCATAGCGTTGACCTTGTTGGTCAACTCGTAGTTCTTCTGCCGTTTGATGCTCGGCTGAACATCTATTGCACGAAGCTTTCTCAGCGGACTGTCCTGTTTGACGGACGGTGAAGCCTTTATTGCCTGCAAGACCGCCCTGACTTCCTGCATCTTGCAGTCCTCGATGATGAGCTGCTGTTTGCAAGCCGCCGCTTCAGCCGCACTCCACCCGGTCGCATCGCTCATGGCAATGCCAGTAGAACCGCCCGAATTGTCGTTCCTCTGCGGAACATTGCACTTCTGCAGGATGAGCGCACGTTTCTTGAC